TCAGATCTATAATCAAAAAATAGAAAAGAGGAACAGATATGCCAGCAACATTGAACTATGCACAGGCTTACCAACAAGGTTTGCAAAATCGTTACAGTGAAAACGGACTGTTATTCACTCAAAAACTTTGGAATTCTCCATCCAACACACTTTTGAAGTTCACAGGCGCTAAAGAAGTGAAAGTACCACGTCTTTTGATTAAAGAAGGACGTAAAGACCGTACACGTCGCACGATTACGAACATTGACGCTAACTATGAAAACCAATGGGAAACATACACATTGACTAATGAGCGTTACTGGTCAACACTAGTAGACCCATCAGATGTTGATGAAACTAACTATGTTACTTCCATTGCTAACATCACTAAAACATTCAACGATACTGAAAAAGTTCCAGAAATGGATAAATTCATGGTATCTAAATTGTTCTCTCGTAAGAAAGAACTTGATACAGAAAGTAAACAAATTAAGTCATTGAATTTGACTGAGGAAAACTTCCTCGCAACATTCGATGAGCTGATGGAACAAATGGACGAAGCTGGAGTACCAGCAGAAGGTCGTGTTATTTTCTGTACACCAGCAGTTAAACGCATGATCAAGAACATCAAGCAATTTGGCCGTACAGTCAATATCCACGGACAAGGTACAGTTATTGACCGTTCTATTGGTCGTTTGGACGATGTGACGATTGAGCCATCTATTCCATCTGACCGTATGAAGACCTTGTACAACTTCACAAATGGAGCTAAGGTTGACCCAACTGCTAAACAAATCCATTTCTTCTTGATTCACATTCCGTGTATGGCAGCGCCACAAAAATATGAATTTGTAGGACTTGACGCACCAAGTGCTTCTTCAAGCGGTAACTACTTGTACTATGAACAATCTTACGATGATGTATTGCTATTCAAAACTAAGCACGAAGGCCTAGCATTTGTCGTCGCACCTTAAAGAAGGAGGATAGAAAATGTTAACAGTAAAGAAAGACAATCGTGTATTGAATATCGACGAACTAGAAAAAGTAACCTTCTTGGAAGATGGTTATGATGTGGTTGAAGTTCGTGACGGTGAGTACGCTGTGGTTGAATCTGCTACTGGCGGACGCACTTACACTATTCAAGAGTACAGAGCAGTAGTTGCTGAACGTGATAAGGCTCTAGCTGAACGTGACCAAGCTCTAGCTGAACTTGAAAAACTATCTAAAAAATCCACTAAAGACGATAAGTAGAAAGAGAGGTTCTGCTGATGGAGAAGAGAACATCGGAAGAAATCCAAAAGCATAATGAAGATGCTAGACAAGCATTGATTGACTTGTATGAACAACGTTATTCATGCTATCCAGAAGAGTTAGTAGTCGATGAAGTCATGCAGAACATTCTTAATTACTGTAATCGTGAGGATTTTCCTTTAGAGTTGCGATTTGTGGCCATTCAGATGGTTTATGTTGTTTATAATCCTGACCAAGCTGTCCAAGGCAAGAATATATCCGTTGGAGATACTCGTGTCGAATTGGCTAAGTCAGACCTTGCCAGACGTGCCGAAAGTGTCTTGCTGGACTTTGCTAGCCAGTTACAGCGGTTCAGAAAGTTGAGGTGGTAGGATGAATATCAATGATGTCCTATCTCAGGCAAGACCAAGCATTGAATGGACCTATGATAAAAAGATGGATGTGTTTGCTGCTGTCGAGGGCACGAAACCAAACGGAGCTGATTTTGTAGAATTCAAAGAAATTCACAAGAAGGTTCCCTGCCGTGTATCTGTTCGTAATTTAGTGAATACTGAACAGAACGAAGCACACCAACTCAAGACAGAACACAAAATTTTCTGTTCGCCTAAATTTGCTATCAAAGCTGGTAGCAAATTGGTAGTAGATGGTGTACAGTACCTGACCAGTGAAGATCCAATGGTTTATGTAACACATCAAGAAATTGTGGTGAGACGACATGAGTGGTTATGATGATAGTGATGTTCAAGAGTTCTTGAAGCGACTTGAACGAGCTCAGGCAATCATTGATTCTGAGTTTATGCAGGCTGCTAAAGATATCGGTCTAGCCTTTTTGAAAGAGGTTAAGGAACGAACACCAAAAGGCTTAACAGGTAAACTCAATCAATCCTGGAAGATGGAAGTAAGCAAAAATGGGAATGTGTACGAGGTTATCGCATTTAACCCTATGGAGTATGCTTCTTTCGTCGAAAGTGGACACCGTCAACAAGTAGGGCGTTATGTCCCTGCAATTGGTAAGCGTTTGGTCAATCCTTGGGTAGAAGGGCGCTTCATGATGAGGCTGACAGAAGAACAGATTAAACAGAAAATCCCACAAATCACGCAACAAATCGAAGAGAGGCTAAAGGAGGAATTAGGTGGATTATAGTATTAGACCACTCGTCATTAAGCAACTCAAAGATGTGTTTGGGTGCAAGGTGTATGATGAACAAATCCAGCAAGGATTGAAAACGCCTTGTTTTATTGTAGATGTGAAACCTGTGACTCGGCAACGGTTGGCTAACCAAAACGATAAGCAGGTTTTTATTGTCTTGCTGCATTACTACACCGAAAAAACAACAGACTTATACCAGAAGTTTGAAGAGATTGAAATGGTGTTTAATTCGCCCGCTTTTCGTTATTTAGGGGATAAGTACCCTATCAATGATTTGAAGGTAGAATACAATGCAAATGACTTGATATGCACATTTACAATCACTCGATACGTTCGATGGGTTGAAGAAGAACCGACAATGCAAATATTAGAAAGGATAGGTGAAACTTCTCATGGAAATGAATGAAGAAGTAGGTTACGTAACCGAACCAGTGGTAACAACCACTGAAGATAAATTTGGCAAAGAGGCATTACTCAAGTATTTTGAAGATGATGCAACTTTGTTAAACATTTTGCTGGAAGATGACCAGTCATACTCACTAGCAGAAGTAAGACGTATTTTAGAAGACTGGAGAAAGGGTGTGGCTAACTAATGGCACAATGGACAGTACAAAATAAACGAGTTCCAAAGGCCTACATCAATTTCGTATCAAGAGATGATGTGATTATTCCTTTGGAAGACAATACGATTGCAGCGGTCATGATTGCTGGATCTTGGGGAGAGCCTGGTGCCTTCACACTTGTTGACGGTACAAGCAACTTCCGCCGACTATTTGGCAAACCGATTGATGAACTTCTTCCGATTCGTGAAGCCTTGAAAGGAACTGGTAAGGTCCTTGTCTATAACGGTGTGAATAACACTGGGGTACAGGCAACGAAAACAGAAAATGATATGGTCGTTACAGCTAAACACAAAGGATTAGCTGGTAATAAAATCCATGTTATCTTCAAAAAACAAGTCGCTACTGGATTTGAGGTAACAACCGTTTTTTTTGGAAAAGAAGTTGACAAGCAAATCATCACAGCCTTGCCGTTTAAAAATGACTATGTAAATGTAACGGGTACTTTAACAACAGAAGATAAAACAATCTTGCTTGAAGGTGGTACCGATGGAGCTACAACCAATTCAGAGGTTGAAGATTTCCTAAATGCACTCGATACTCAAGACTTCCGTGTCTTGGCTCTGGGTACAGATGAAAGAGCAACGAAAGCTCTTGTTACAGCTCACATCAAAAAATGGCGCAACGCTGGTCGTTCAGTCATTGCAGTATTGAATGACTACACGGACGCTGATGATGAAGGTGTTGTATCGGTTGGTAATGGAGTTACATTAAGCGACGGTATGAAACTAGGCGCTAAGGACTGCGTATACTTCGTAGCTGGTAAGTATGCAGGGGCTGGCTTGCAATCCAATACATTCAAGTCTTATCCAGGCGCTATCGACTGTGAACGTAAGAACGAAGCAGAAGCTGAAAAGCTCATTAACAAAGGTCAGCTTATCTTTGCTTATCGAAATGAAAAAGTTATTATCCTGTCAGATGTGAACTCATTTACTAGCTATACGGCAGAACACAGCCGTATTTTTGGTAAGAACAAACTTGTCCGCACCATGGATAATATCAATACCAATGTCAAGTATATCTTTGAGAACTACTTCATCGGTAAAGTACCAAACAACGTGAATGGTCGTGAGTTGTTTAAACAACGAATCATCACAATGGTTCTTGACCCACTTGCTCAAAAGCAGGCTTTAGAGTATAAAGCGAAAGATATTGAAATTTCACAAGGTATCACTAAAGAATCAGTTGTGGTAAACTTGCCAGTTGTCTTGACAGACGCTATGGAAATCTTGTACATGACGGTTATCTGTGATTAAGAAAGGAGAAACTAGCTAATGGCTATTATGAACCAATTAGATGCTTTGTCAGCTAAAGAAGGAACGGTCTTCTTTACAATCAATGACAAGCAGTACGAACTAGCAGAGCTTATCTCTCTAGAAGCAAAAATTGAATACACAAAAGCTGATGTTACCCCTCTTAACTCTCGTATGAAGGGTGGTAAGATTGTCGGTGCGGAAGGTACAGGAACTGTGAAGATGTATTACCATCGTCCTGAATTGAAGAAAATGGCTTTGGAATACGTTAAAAACGGATTGTTGCCTCGTATCGACATCAAGTGTACCAACGAAGACCGCACATCTCGTGCAGGTCGCTATACCATCGTTTTGAAAGGTGTTCTGTTCAAAGAATCACTTATCTTTAAACTAGATGGATCAGCGGATGAGGTCATTGACGAAGAAACTGACTTCACATTCCAAGATTTTGATATCTTATCAACCATAATTTATTAATCACTTTATCTTTAGGGTAACAATGAAAAAATCCTCACACTTTTTTCTTTCTAGTTTATTATTTATTTCACCTTTTGGTTTTTCAGC